AATGCCAATAACAGAAGTTGGTGATGTAGGAATGACTTTTGCGGAATCTGAAGTACGACATAAAGACGCGTATGCTCGACTAATTCGAATTTTAGGATTAGAAGATGAATTTCAGCATGTAATTGAAATACCAGCTATAAAAGATAGAATTGCATATTTGAAAAAATATTTAGATGGAACGCGTAGTCATGACAATAAAATGTATACCAAATCCGTGCTTTTATTTTCTCTTTTTATAGAGCATGTTAGTTTGTTTTCGCAATTTCTTATCATGATGTCTTTTAATAAAGAACGTAATTTATTTAAAGGAATTTCCAATGTTGTCGAGGCAACTTCAAAAGAAGAAGATATTCATGGAAATTTCGGATCAGAAATCATTAATATTATAAAAAGAGAAAATCCAGAATGGTTTGACGACGAGTTTATTGCACTAATTTATTCTGCGTGTAAAAAAGCTTTTAAATCAGAATGTAAAATTTTAGATTGGATTTTTGAAAATGGCGAGTTAAACTTTTTGAAAAAAGAAACTATACGTCAATTTATAATGAACAGATTCAACAACTCACTCCAAAAAATTGGAATGGAACCTATGTTTGAAGTAGATTTTTCTGAAATTGAAAAAACATTGTGGTTTGACGTAGAAATAACTTCAACGAAAGAAGGAGACTTTTTCTATAAAAAACAAATTGATTACAACAAAAAAAGTAAAAGTATTACAGAAGACGATTTATTTTAAAAAAATATGAATAAAACAAAATATTATTGGCTAAACGAAGAAAGTCGCACGTATCTTTCACGCGGCTACATTTCAGAAAGTCCAGAGCAACGAATTAAAGATATTGCCAATACAGCAGAAAAATATTTAAAGATTGAAGGGTTTGCTGTGAAATTTGAAGAATATATGGCAAAAGGATATTTCAGTTTATCTACGCCAGTTTGGATAAACTTTGGAAAAGATAAAGGGTTGCCTATTAGTTGTTACGGATCAAATATCGACGATACTCTTGACAGCATTTTAAACGCTGCTCGCGAAATAGGAATGATGTCGAAGTATGGAGGAGGTACGTCAGCATATTTAGGAAACATTAGATCTCGGGGAAGTAAAATTTCAACAGGAGGAACAGCTGACGGTCCGGTGCATTACGCTCGTATATACGATACTACAGTAGATGTATGTAAACAGTCAGAAGCTCGAAGAGGAGCTTGTGCAGTATGGCTTCCGATCGAACATGGAGATATACTTGAATTTTTAGATATTGGAGTTGAAGGAAACCCAATACAAAATTTACAATATGGTGTAACTGTCACTGACGAATGGATAGCTTCAATGAAAGCTGGCGATGTAGATAAAAGAAAAATTTGGGCAAAAGTAATTCAGCGACGCAGTGAATTCGGATTTCCATACATCATGTTCAAAGACAATTCCAATAACAATTCTCCGTATAAAGAGTTAGGATTGGATATTACCGCGTCAAATTTATGCTCGGAAATTCAATTGCCAACAGACAGTTTCAATTCATTTGTATGTTGTTTAGGTTCATTGAATTTATTACATTGGGATGAAATTAAAGATACAGACGCTATTGAAATATACACTATGTTTTTAAACGCAGTAATGGATGAATTTATTAGGAAATCTTCCACTATGCCTGGTATGAAACGCGCACATCGATTCGCGTCAGCTCATCGAGCAATCGGATTAGGAGTGTTAGGATATCATTCATATTTTCAATCTAAATTAATTTCGTTTGAATCGTTGCAAGCTAAACAGTTAAACTATCAAATTTTCAAATTAATAAAAGAGCGTAGCGAATTTGCATCGAAATGGCTTCATGATGAAAAAGGCTATACGTCATTACGTGATGGTTTTGCTAATACTACTCTGGTGGCAATAGCCCCTACAAAATCTAGCTCGTTTATTTTAGGTCAAGTGTCAATGGGTATTGAGCCAATTAAATCAAATTACTTTATTAAAGATTTAGCAAAATCAAAAACGATTTATAAAAATCCTTATTTAGAAATAGAATTGGAAAAGTATGGATTGAATACTCCTGAAGTATGGGAAGGAATTTTAAAGAAAGACGGGTCAGTGCAACATTTAGATTTTCCGACCAAAGAAGTGTTTAAATCTTTTATTGAAATTTCTCCTAAGGAAATTATATTGCAAGCAGCGCAAAGACAGAAATTTATCGATCAATCACAGTCTTTAAATTTAATGATTCATCCTTCAGTTGCTGCAAAAGACATTAACCAATTGTATTTATATGCACATGAAGAAGGCATTAAAACTTTATACTATCAGTTTAGTCAATCTTCAGCACAGTCATTTGCTAGAAATATTTTAGAATGTGTAAGTTGCGAATCTTAATAAAATAATTATGAAAGTAGGAATTAAAAAATTGCACCCAAACGCAGTGGTGCCAAAATACGCAAAGACAGGAGATGCTGGATTAGATTTAACTGCAATTTCAAAATCATTTGACGACGCCGGAAATGTAGTTTATGGCATTGGTTTAGCAGTTGAAATTCCTGCTGGTTATGTAGGATTGATATTTCCTAGATCTAGCAATGCTAAAACAGATTTGTATTTAACTAATCATGTAGGAGTAATCGATTCTGGATATAGAGGAGAGTTGATGTTTAAATTTAGAATTTCAGATTCTGCAAAGAACTTTCAAGAAGCAAGATTATATGAAGTAGGAGATCGCGTGGGACAGTTAATTATTATTCCATATCCTTCTATTGAATTTGAAGAAGTTGAAGAGCTTTCCGATTCTGAAAGAGGAGCGGGAGGCTTTGGATCGTCCGGAAAATAGTTGATTACATATTTATATTAAAGTAAATACATAATATGCAATATCCAAATTCAACAGTGCAAAATGTAATATCAACTCAGTCTGATGTTTTAAAGCCGAAAACACTTCTAGAAAATATCGTATCAAAATTAAACGATCGAATCGGCGACGAATATACAGCGCACTACTTTTATAGAGCAGCAGCTAATTGGTGTGCTGGAGTAAATTATCCTAACGCCGCTGCTTTTTTTGCAAAAGAAGCTGCTGCTGAATTAGAGCACGCAGAAAAACTTCAGAAGTATTTAGTAGATTGGAATTGTGAACCTATCATACCTCCAGTTAAGTTTTCCGGAAAATTTGACAGCTTAATTGATATAGTCAATAAAGCGTATGCAATTGAATTTGATTTAGGAGAAAAGTACAATGAAACTTCTGCAGATATATTTACTATGCATTTACCAACATTTGATTTTCTTCAAAATTTCAGAGAACTTCAAACAGAGTCTATTGCAGAATATTCAGATTTGCTAAATGCAGCACAATTAATTGACGTAACAAACAAGCTCGATCTTTTACATTATGAAGAAAGATATTTTAATTGATTTAGACGCTCGACTATCAAGCGCTAGCATTACTGAAAGTACTACAGTTAATACTGCTGGACAAGTTCCTGATGAAGTTGTTGCTCGCATTGATTTAGTTGAAAAATTTTCATACAATCAACGAGTAGTCGATCAAATGACTACTTCAGAAGTTCTTCAAGAATATTCAGTGAGAAAATCAATGTCGACATATCAATTGCCTGATTTAGATGCTATACTTGAAGAATGGTCTTGGAGATGTGATAAAGGATATCCTAATTTCAATAACACTTCAGATAGAATCAAGCTGCAAGAGGTACTTGATGAGATGGGAATACCCGTTCCATTTGAGAGAATTGTGAAAGAAGATACGGCATCGGCTTGGGATGATTTGAAAACCGGAACCCCTAATGAAAAGGCATTTAAAACGTTATTAGATACTACCGAATTAAATTTTGAAAATAATTCAATATATCAAAGTGTATATGATGTATTTATTAAATTGTCTACGGTAGAACAAACGGAAGTAATTGAAAAGTTCCAATCAATGACCGTAGATCAATTTGCAAATGGGGGGTGGAAACCTTTTAAAGCGTTTTTTGACGCACGTGGATACGGGGGAACACTACCAGGTCGCGGAGAGATGATGGCAGTTTTAGCAATTAAAGGAGCTTCTTCGGGAGGATCAAAAGAAAAAGATTTACAAGTTTCTGGAGGTAGTTGGGAAATTAAAGAAGCTCCGAATTCAATACGTATGGCTAAATCAGGAGCTATAGGAAAATTTGAATATGTAGATTTAGCAAAAGATTTTTATAAACTTTTAACTAATATAAAATTAAATAATCCAGATCTAGATAACAACCTTAAAGCTAATTTAGCTAAAGTGTTTACTACTAAAGAAATTGCAGATGATATATATAAAATTTTAATTACTAACTTTCGAGGTGATTTTTTTAAATCTACTGAAGAAGATGTACAAGATGCTGATACTACTACATCAGAAACATTTTTTAACAGAACAAAAACTAGTGAATGGCCAACTGGAGTTATTGATTTGCATTATCAAGGTTTTATAGCGCTTAAGGAAAAACGAGATGAAGTTCTTAATAATAAAGAGCTAATAAATAATGCAAAGTTAATATTACGTACTGCTAAACAAGATGACAAAGAGTTTTATATTAATCCAGAAGATTCAGAAGAAATTGCAAATGCAAAACCTGGAACTGACGTTAACATTAAAGTAGCAACTCCTGCAAAAGGAGATATAGTTGAGTTTTTACAAAATATGCTATTAATAATGAAACATCCGTTAGTAAAAGATCCTTCTAGTATACCAAAAGATTTCTTAAAAGTAAGAGATAGTTATTTTACAACTTCAAATATTAAGGGTATAATGTATTATGAAAAAGGAAAAAACAAAGGATTGGACCCTACGCCACATTTAGGTTTTCCTAAGGATTGGATTGTTTACGGAATTTCTACTAACGGTAAAATGCAAAAAGCTAGCACCTCTGCAAAAAGTAAAACAGAATTTTTACGAGCTCAAGTAAACCTGAATAAATAGTAACTGGTTTTATACTTCATCTATATTTATTAATAAATTAAATCAACTTATAAACAACAAATCAACATGAAAGCATCTGAATTCAGAAACCTAATCCGCGAAGAAGTTCGCAAAGTGCTAAAAGAAAATATTATTGCAGACTTAGAAGTATCTCCTAAGCTTTTAAAAGTAACTGACCACGATCCGGAGTCTACAATGGACGCAATTGAAACTAAATACAAACTTAAGCTGTTGAAAAAAATAAACAGTGATATGGCAGATTTGCCAATTGAAATTTCTCAAATCATCGGAACTCCTTACATTGTAGTAAATGAAACAGGCTTTGGTGTTATTTTCAAAGCAACTGATTTGAATAAAGTAGTTGCTGCTATTAAAGACGAGTCATACTTTGATATGTAAGATTAAGATATACTAATTAATGCCTCAAATGAAAGTTTGAGGCATTCAACTGTTTATACTAAACAAATTTGGTTAATTGAAAAAACTTTCTTATATTTAAACAAGACACTGTCACGCAAACAGGCGGCTCTGGTAAATTATCAGATTTAGAAGTAGCTGGTCAAGGATTATCTTTAAAAACTACATTAGTAGGATCTGCTATTAATTTAGGCTCGGCAGCTGGCGAAGGCGGAATCAAACCTGAAGATTCTCAGATGCCTAATAAAAATATTACAGATCCAAATTTAAGAAAAGGCAGAATAAAAATTCAAGATTTAAAATCTAAATATCAAGAATCATGGGAAGCGGTTGATCGCAAAGTAAGAAATATATGTATAAAAATAGGAAATGATTTATTTTTATGGGCTGCAATATCAAAAGATAAAAATAAAAAATTAAAAGGGTTTACATTTTATTTATTAGATTTAGATGGTGCATCTTTATATGATGATATTATGAAAACTGGATATATAGAATTGCAAAGCCAGGGCCAAGGAAAATCATTTAATATCCTTACTAAAGACGGTAAGATGTTTAGTAAAGGAGATGTATCGGGTAAGTATTTTAATTTAGCACCGGAATTTGTACAAAATCAAATTAATCAAGCAGATACAAAATTACGCACTGAAGGGCAGACAGCTGTAAATACAAAAGACGTAAATACTACATATGGAAAAAGTACAAAAATATCAATCAAGGTAGATCCATTACAAAACAAAGGAACTAAATTTAATTATGATGAGGTTTCAAAACAAGTATTTAGTACTATATTAGATATTTTAACTGATACTCAAAATATGTCAAAAATAGTAGCATCAATACCAGTCTAATAATAATTGTTTTTTTTTCACCTACATATTTATTAATAAATTAAATCAACTTATAAACAACTAAACAACATGAAAGTATCTGAATTCAGAAACCTAATCCGCGAAGAAGTTCGCAAAGTGCTAAAAGAAGCCAATGCTCCGGCACTTTCTTTTGACGAAATAACTAATATAATACAACGACATTATTTTCCGTCGACTGATCAACGCCGTCGCAAAGAGTACGAGAAAATTTTATTAAATATTGGTTTTTTAGAATTAAAAAATGGTATGTATACAGTTAATCGAGATGCTAGTAATAGTTATAGGACTACTGATAATAAAACAATGCGTGACATACTAAAATGGTATGACTCCACTGCCATTAGTTCTCACCAAAAATTTGGTACTGCAAACAAAAAGCCGAGCCAATTATCAAAGCTAAGCCAATCATCAAAGCCAAGCCGGTCACCAAAGCCAGGCCAAAAAATAACTGACTCAGATTTAGTCGATGATGGCTATATAGCAGACAATCATATGGATTACTGGTTAGATCTTTTAGGGGATGCAAGAATGCCGGATGAATGGTATACTAATCCTAGACTAAAAGCAAAAGGATTAAAAGTAGCTAACACATGGTTAAAGCAAAATGGTTACGCTTGGCAAGTTGCTGACGCTTTAGACCAAGATGAAGAAGGTGTAGTTACCTGGAAAATTAAATAATAAAAATTTATTAATAAATTAAATCGACTTATAAACGACTAAACAACATGAAAGTATCTGAATTCAGAAACCTAATCCGCGAAGAAGTTCGCAAAGTGCTAAAAGAAGCCACTGAAACCGATGCTATGTCGATAGCTACACAATTTGCTGACGCGGTAAAGAAGAAATATAAAAATTATTTGTATGATGTTAAAATGTTTAAGACGAGAGGAACGAGAGGAGATTATATGGTACAAGCATACGTAGATATAAAGTCATTCAATGGGTTACGAGATAAGTATTGGGCTAATAAATTTACTAAAGATTACGGAGGGAACATCCCAGGCCTCACAGTAAATTTCTCTATCGCACCGGTACCGACTGGTACGGATGTATCTGATAAGCCAGGCAAGACTGTATTGTAAGAATTTAAAACAATAAAAAATAAAATACCCTGTATGAAAATTACAGGGTATTCAACTGTTTATACTAAACAAATTTGGTTAATTGAAAAAACTTTCTTATATTTAAGAAATTATTAAATAAGTTATGGCAAGAGAAACAAAAGCTAAACTAGCACCTAAAGCTCCTCGTAATGGCAATTTAGGTACTTTTGTGGATGCAGTTACACCTGATCCTAAAATTATTACGGAAAATTTTATTAACTTTGAAAAGCTGACAGAGGTCTTAAAGAAATCCTCTGCAGAGCAAAAAGAGCTTGTTAATCAATTAATTGACATTGCACTTTCTTCAGTAAAGCAAGAGCAATTTCTTTCTTTTGGCGAGCAAATTGCAATAAATTCACTACGCAAGCAAGGAATTCTTGTTTAGTAAAATAAAATTTATTATATTAAAGTAAATGAAAAAATATCAATCGACAAAACTTTTCGATGGCTTCAGTACAGTATTTCGTCAATGGGCTGCAGAAGGTACACATTGTAAATTTTATTATTGAATTCGGTATAGTATTTTTTGAATTCGGCGGTATTTATTATAAAAAATACCATGTTTGTGTATATGACTATATGTTTACTCAATAATAAAAAATACATTGGTAAATGTGAACAACAAGAAACTTCAGATTATCTAGGGTCTGGTAAATTAATTAAACGAGCTATTAATAAATACGGTAAAGAAAATTTTCATAGAATTATATTAGAGAGATATTCTACACGAGAAGAATGTTGTATAGGAGAAAAGATGTGGATAGATAGATTTAACGCATGTAATTCTGATGAATTTTATAATATAGCAGAAGGCGGCACAGGTGGCAATACGTATAAAGGTATATTAGGTAATGATAGATTAGTACTACTAGGTAAATTAAAAAATAGATCTAATTTGGGAAATCATTTAAGAAATCGAGATACTATATCAGTAGTTGACTTATGCACTGGAGTTACAAAATTAGTTGAGCCTACTGAATTTTATCAGCCAAATTATGTCGGAGTTGCCTGTAAGGGAATATACATATCACCATTTGGAAATTTTACTTCCTTAAAAGCATTATCTAAAATATTTCCTAGTGAAAATATTGATATGTATTCATTTTCTAAGCGATGTAAATTAAATAATAGAATAATAAAGATATCACATTTGCAAAATATACATACTCAAAGTATGTACTATATACATACAAAAAATAACATTGGTAAGACATTTAAAGAAGCTGGATATGATCTAATACCTATATCAGAATTAATTGGCAAAGATTTGGATTTTTATAAAAAATTTAATATAATTAAAGTAAATTAACATAATACTATATATGAATATGAAAAGTAAGTTTACTAGTAGAAAACGAATAGATGGTTATTCAACATGCTTTCGACAATGGAAAGCAGATGGCACTCATTGTAAATATTTACATGGTTACGGTATTTACTTTGACATAACATTTGAAGGAGATTTAGATTATAGAAACTGGGTAGCTGATTTTGGTTTATTTAAAAGAGCCAAAACTAAAATTCATGGAATGAAACCTAATGACTATTTTGCATATCTTTTAGATCACACTACAATTGTAGCTGAAGATGATCCGTATTTGGAACAATTTAAACAAATGGATAGAGATGGAATTATTCAATTACGAATATTACCTGCCACAGGATGTGAAAGATTTGCAGAGTTTTTGTACAATAAAATAAACGAATTCCTCAAAATAGAAACTGATGGTAGAGTACAAGCGACAAAAGTAGAAGTATATGAACACGAAAAAAATTCAGCAATTTATCAAGAATAATTTAAAATATGAAAACAGTATATAAAAATGAAACATACTATCGCCTTTCAGACAAAGAAGCTGCGCGGCAAGTAAATGCTGGAATTGCAGCGTATGCTCCAAAATCTTCTTGGAAGACTGAAGTGCGAGACGCTGCTAAATTAGCAAAAAGTCAAACTGATCAGCTAATTATTGACAGTGCTAAACAACCTAAAAAATCTAAAAATGTCAAAAATAAACGAAACTAACAACCTAAAAAATCTAAAAATGTCAAAAATAAACGAAACTAGTTTGCTGATTTCATCAGATTTCTATTCAGTGCAGGGCGAGGGAATTTCATCAGGTATCCCGTCATACTTTGTACGTTTAGCTAACTGCAATTTAACTTGTGGTATGTCTCGTAAATTTGCTAATCAACTAATGAAAGATAAATTGCTAGAAGATGGAGAAATATTCAAAGGCGATTTAGAGTTAGAAGGTAAAGCAACTTGGACTTGCGATTCAACTTCTCAATGGTTATGGAGAGGTGAAGATAAAGACTTCCAGTATCTAATCGACAGATGGAAAGAACAAGGTATCTATCAAAATATACTAGATGGTACTATTCATATTATTTGGACAGGCGGAGAACCTACAATTAAAGGACATCAAGAAGCTATTACTAACTTTTTATTTCATATACATGACATAGAAGGATGGAATAAACCACCATATAATGAAATAGAAACTAACGGTACTATTGTATTTGAGGATAATTTATTTTATCTACTCCAACAAATCAACTGCTCACCAAAGCTATCTAACTCAGGTATGACTGAAAAGCAACGTATTAATCCTGAAGCGATTAAGCGTATAATGCAACATCGTAATTATCAATTCAAGTTTGTTATCAGCACTGAAGACGATGTTAAAGAAATATTTCGTGACTTTATCGAGCCATTTAACATTCCACTAAAGAATGTTGTGTGTATGCCTGGGTTAGATAATCAAGCTGACTTTCATGAACGTACTCAGTTTGTACTAGAAATGGCTAAAAAATACAAATTCAGAGGCTTAACTCGATTGCACATTTCAGCTTGGGATAAAACATTAAATGTATAAACAATAAAAATATGGAAAATAAAACAATTAAACCTTTAGGTGACAGAGTTCTCGTAAAAGAGTACAAAAACAAAGAAGATAAGAGAACAGCATCAGGTATTATAATTCCTGAGACAGTTACTGCTGACGAAGCAAAATTAGGAAAAGTAATTGCTGTTGGGGACGGCCTTTTCACTCAAAATGGCGTTGCAATACCAATGACCGTAAAAGTCGATGATGAAGTGCTTTTACCATCATATGGGCAAGGTCAGGAAGTTAAAGTCGGAAAAGAAACGTATATATTATATAGAGAATCTGATTTGTTAGCAGTTTTAAAAGATTAAACCATTTTATTTTTGCTGACACCATATTTATTTTAAAAATTAATATGATGTCAGCAAAAATAAAATGTTTAATTTGCAGTAAGGAATTGCAATTTATAAATAATACGCACTTAAAGACTCATGGATTGTCTATACAAGAATATAAACAAAAATTTCCGGATAGCCAGATAAAGTCAGACCAATTGCGAGATAAATGTGCAATTGCGACTCGAGGTAAAACATATGAAGAAATATATGGAGCACAAAAAGCTAATGAATTACGTTTAGTGCGATCAAAATGCGCTTCAGTGCAAATGAAAGATGACCAGCAGCGTTATATACGAAGAATTAAATGTGGCGCGCCAGAATATTATACAGATATTCGAAAGAAAAATATGTCAGAATCTAGTACTACAGAAGTCGTTAATAAAAGAAAAAATACATTTCAGCAAAAATTAGAAGCTGGACTTTATACTAAAAAAGTATTCGGTAGACAAAGTGTTCAAGCATTAAAATTCATTGAAGATTATATTAATAAAAATTTAATTGCGGAATCTTTATGTTATTTTGATAAAGGAGGAATTTCGAATAATGAATATTTTGTTGTTATTCATAATCCAATAACGAATAAAAAATTTACAGCAGCGTATGATCTAGTCGTAACATTAGATGGTAAACATAATATTCAGACTATTATTGAAATTAATGGGCCATGGCACTATCGTTTAAATGAAGTGATATCTGATCCAAATGGTAGAGCATGCCCTTTAAAAACAAATAAATATACGAAATTAGAATCGTATAATATTGATGCTATGAAACTTAATAAAGCTTTGGAACTTTCAAAAGAAGTCTTTATATTTTGGCTTGACACTTATGAATTAATAAAAATTACAGAACCAATTAAGTTAATTAAAAATGGATAAACATTTAAAATATGGCAATGATTCAATATCATTGACACCTGAAGAAAAGCAATTAATTATCGAAGAAGCCTCAGTGCATTATGCGGCTTTTATAAAAGCGCTTCGATTTACGAATTTCGAGCAAGATCCGAATATGGCTGACACTCCGAAAAGAGTAGCAAAAGCTTTTGTCGAAGACCTATATCAAGGTTGTTATAACACTCCTCCTAAAATAACAGCATTTGACAATGTAAATGCGTACGACGGAATAGTATTTCAAGGTAATATCGAAGTCAATTCTACATGTAGTCATCATGCACTTCCTTTTGTAGGCAAAGCTCATGTAGCGTATATTCCTTCAGCTAATGGTAAAGTAATTGGGCTGTCAAAACTTAATCGAATTGTAGAGTATTTTGCGAGAAGACCGCAAGTGCAAGAAAATTTAACGTCTCAGATTCATTCATATATAAATGACGTATGCGAAGGAAACAGAGGTATAGCGGTAATGGTATCAGCAAATCATATGTGTGCGTGTGTACGAGGTGTTAGACACGACTCTACAATGATGACTTCAAAAATGTCTGGTGCGTTTTTAGAAGACCCAGCTGCTCGTAATGAATTTTATCGGTTTGTTGATCATTTAAAATAACATGACTCCATCAGAAAGAGAACGTAGATTAGAGTTGTTTTTATGTTTATCAGAACAGCTTCCCAACGCAGAATCGACAATTAACGGAGTATATGATATCGTAACTCGATTTGATGTACCTAAACATTGCACTGCGACTGAGCGAGAGTTTATATTTGATTGTCTATTAATGTATTTTAGTAAACTTGAAGAATATGAACGTTGCGCAATTTTACTTGAGTTTAAAAATCAACAAAATAGAAAAAAACGAATTACTGCGTCAAAATTAAATAGAAAAGATTTATTGCATCTGCGAATGTTTGGATTTGACATTTCAGACAATGTTGTAATGAAAGTATTAACAAAATCAGGATCTATATAGTATTAGTCGTGTCAGACAATTTTTAAAAAAGGAGATAAAAAAATGGAAACACAAGCATTGTTTTTTACTTTAGGAATGCTACTGATTATTTTTATTGCTGTAACGGTAATAACAGTTTTTAGTTTTGTTAAGGTATTAAAACTTCAAAACAGAGTCAAAGACGAGTTTAATGGTCTTTGGCAACAAACTTCACAAATAGAAGACAA